GCATCATCCGTTGCTGTTAATCTCCAATGCACGTTATAAACCACGTCTGCATTACCATCTAGTGTTGGGTATGTATCAACCGTTGACACGTTCCAAGTATATCCTATTGCCATTATTATTCTCCTTTTAAGTTATTAATTTCAGATTGTAAGGCATCAATCTGTGTTTGTTGTTCTTGTACCGCTTTAACCAAATGCACTACTAATTTACTGTAATCCATTGAATACATTTCATCATCAGTAGATTGATGAACAGCGTTTGGTACTAGGTCTAACACTTCTTGTGCTATTAAACCTTCATCTGCTTTACCTGATTTTTTCCAGTTATAAGCTACTGGGTTAAGTTCGTTAATTACTTCTAAACCTCTTGCCTCGCCTGTAACGTCTTTTAATCTTGCATCTGAAGAGGTGTTAAAAGATGTTGCGTCAGTACTAAATGTAATAGAACCTACTACTCCAGCAGATGCACCACTATCATAAACTCTAAGTACTGTACCAGAAGTATCGCCTGAAGCAAATATTCCATAACCACTTCCAGCATCACAATCAATACCAAGCAATTCACTATGTCCACCTACAGCAGTAGTATGTCCTAACAGCAATCGACCAAGAGAATCAACACGCATTCTTTCTGCTGCTGCTGTATTAAATGCCATGTAGTTGCTGCTGTGATTGTAGGTTATACCTCCCACATCGTTATCATCAGCATCCCCAAAAAGCACTCCTTGCGTATTTGTATTTGCACCCATAAAGCTCAAATAGTTTGTACCTGACTTTTCTAATACCATTAAAGCTGTATCTATTGGTGCAGCACCAACATCACTTGCTTTTACATGGAGTAAATTAGCAGGTGAGCTTTCTCCAATTCCAACGTTTCCAGAGCTATCAATTCTCATTCTTTCTGAATTTACACTTCCATTTGATGATACTCCACTGAAAGCAAATTGCCCTTGTGTCGTGGTGTTACTACCAGTAGAGAAAAAACGAGCAGTTCCACCCGTGTTATCAACAAACAATGCGTTGGCTCTATATGTTCCAGAAATACTTGAGCCACCAATAGCAATATTAGGAGTATCTAACTTATCAGCAGGACTAGTCGTTCCAATTCCAAGCGATTCAGCACTTGCATCCCAGAATAGAGCTTGGCTAGAACCTGCTGCGTTGTAGAAGGAGATGTCTCCATCGTCAGTAATTTTCATGCGTTGAATCGGAGCAGAAGCATTATTATGAGCTTGTGTAGCAAACACTATATTAAAGCTTGGTATTGTTGAAGCTTCTGAGTTTTCACAATAAATACTTGCACCAGTTAAAGGGCCATTAGCACTATCATCCTCTGTATGCCATTCAACTCCTCCTAATTTTTCTGATCCTGACCATGTTATGTGACGAGTATCAGTAAAACGAATATTTGGTGCTGTACCTGCAATATCTAATTTTTGTGCAGGACTAGTCGTTCCAATTCCAAGCGATTCTGCAGACGCATCCCAGAATAAAGCTGGGCTAGTTCCTGTGTCTTCGTAGAAGGAGATGTCTCCGTTGGAGGCTAAAATCATGCGGGTGGTGTTGATAGTTTTGAAACGTAAAGCATCCGAATAGTGGTCGTAGCTGATACTTCCTGAATCCGATGACGTAGCATCTCCAAATTTTAAAAACGCTGTAGACGAATCGTTAGGGCTTTGAATTAATACACCTGCGTTGTCTGCCAAGTCAACAGTCAACCCATCCATCGTGGCTGTACCTGTTACGTCTATGCCTGTGGCTGTGGTGGCAAACTTGATTCCATCATTATGTCTTAGCTCAACTGCTCCACCACTAGTAAATTTAGCTAAAGTTGCTGTTGGTCCTGTATTTTGAAACCAAATATTTGTAGCTCTAACATATAAATCCCCAGCTCCGCCTTCATCAATATACGAGCTGTTATTTGACGAATTATGGTAAATCTGTAAATCATCACCAACTCCAAAGGTAGCCTTGTCATTATCGCCTAACGCTATTCCGCCATTGGCTGTGATTTCGCCTGTAACTGTAAGAGTAGAAGCCATATCTACAGCACCATCAATATCTACTATGTCTAGGTTAGTAGTTCCGTCTACGTCTATATCGCCTGAGATGTCTAGACTTGTTCCTGTTAAAGCACCAACATTTATACTAGCAAAGGCATCAAAAAATGCTGCTCCACTTCCTGCTCCGTCTGAATATACTGCTTTAGTATCTCCAGCGGGAATAGTGATGTTAGCTCCGCTACCTTGAGAGATAATAATATTTTGTGAGCCAGTTGTAGCGTTTTCAATAAACCACATTTTACTTATAGTGTTCGGTCCTATAGTTATAGTACAAGCTGAATCTAAAGTACCTGTATATTTAAGGTACATCGACCTTCCTGGGTCTGTGCTTCCGTCTGCTATTGTAGTTGCGTGTGTATCAGCATTAGTTGTGATGGCTTCTGTGCCATAACTAAATGCTTCACCTATTAGCTCTAAGTTTGTGTTTGTAGTGTCACCCCAAGTTCCAGATTCATCACCTGTGGTAATTTCTTTTAGCCTAAGGTCATTAACGTATGTTGCCATATTTGTCTCCGTTCAAATTTATTATAAGTTGTTTTTTCATAAAAGTTAAGCTACTTCTTCCCAATTAGGATTATTTGAATCTGTTAGTGATTCCCAATTAGGAGAATTACTAGTAGCTATAACCCCCCAATTAGCGTTTTGATTATCGTCTACTTCTCCCCAAACTAGTATAGAACCTAAAACTGAAGTGCCTTGCCCTAACTCAATAACTACCTTACCTATACCTGTTACAGTTACGTCACCTAAAGAACTTACAGATGCTACACCAGTTACAAAAACATTGTTTATCGTTGCTACACTCGTCGCCCCTAAACTTGAAGTTAGACTATACCCGTTTACTGAAATGTTATTATTTGTACTTAAGGTGGCTGTACCTAAACTTGAAGCTAGACTATACCCGCTTACTGAAATGTTATTATTTGTACTTAAGGTGGCTGTACCTAAAGCCGAAGTGATCCCTAAACCAGATACTGAAATATTGTTTACTGAAGTAGTGGTAGCTGTACCTAAATTTGCTGCTGCTAACTGACTAGTTAGAGTTACGTTAGCTTCAGCTTGAATTGTAACGTTTACTGAACCTAAACTAGCAGTAACTCCGCCTACAGAAGCTACAGCTTGAGCATTTACTCCCACAACTGGAGCACCTACTGTTCCTGCTGCGGGTGCTGTGATTGGTAGAGGTATGTTTCCTTCGCCAAAGGCTAATTGACCCCAAGTGCCTCGACCCCAACCGTTTAGGTACTGAGCCATTTTAGGCTATACGTATAATCGCTGTGTCTGCTGCTGCTGCTGGGAAAACTATAGTAAAATCACCTGCTGTGGAAGTTTTATCTCCACCGAAGTCTATTGAAGCTACAGATACATCCGAATTCGTGTCATTGTAGATTAAACACCCTCTGGCTGTGACAGTAGCATTACTGAAAGTTAAATCAGCAAAGTCAGTAAAACCTGTTGTACCGCTTGAAGTAGGATTAACATTAGTTAATGCTGCTCCTCCTGCAGTATAGTTAGTTCCACTAGTTTCATTACTAGTTGTATAAGCAGTAGTTCCAGCACCTAAAGTAGCTGAACTAGTGTATAAAGCAAGTTTAAAACTATTCCCGCCACTAGCTAAAAAATTATGCTTGGCTTCTAAAAGTTCTTTTTTAAAACTTGTGGTTAGTGTTGATGTAATCGCCATTATTTAAGTTCCTTTAAAATCATGGCCATATCTCCATGACCTTGAGTTGTAAGTTCTGCATTCATTGTCACTACGTGACTGCTGACTGCTTGTTTAATATGATATAATACTTGTTCATAAATAGCTAGTCTGTATGCTTCTGCTTGTTGTCTTATATGTGGTGCTGCGTTTTCAGATATACCACATATTCTTGCTGTACAACGTTCAGCCCAAAATTCTGGGCTATGACCTTTAAAGTCAGTTGTTGCTACTCCTATAGTTCCTAACCCTGCTGTTGTATCGACTTCTATCATGCTTGGGGCTGTCTCCTTATTTCATCATATCTATATTGATCTCTAGTGTTTTTGGCTTCTCCTAAGTTTTTAAGTGAAGATAAAGCTTCTTGGAAACGTTGTTCGTAAACTGCTATAGACTCAAAGTTTTTTAAGTACGTACAAGCTTCGACTAAACTCCCGTACAACATAGCGTTGATTGCGTTTTCAGAAAGCCAAGTTGTGCCACTATCTGAACCTTCTACTAATGACGCTGGTCTATAAAAATAATGAAGTTCAAAAGTGAAATTCGTACTAGGTGTGGGAGCCAATATAAAACTATTTTCATCAAACTCAGCGTAGTATAAAGGTGTGCCTGTAGTTGCTACAGCTGGTTGATAATCTCTTATAAAAGAAACATGTTTTAGTTTTAAATATTTATAGTCACTATTGCTGTCTATAACAGCTAAACTGAAAGGAGCTAAAAAATCGGTTGGTGAAGATAAGTATGTATTGTCACCTGAAGCGGTGCCTGTCACATTTTTTCTAAATACGTTTAACTGAACATTTTTTAAAATTCTTTCTTCTGTACTTTCTATAAAATTATCCAGGTTATTAACTAAAGAGGTTTCTGTACTTTCTATGTAGTCTTGTATAGCAGTTTTTAATGTTGTTTTTGTCCAGCTCATACTTATTATGTTACTATAGTTATGTTACCAAGACTACTAGTTAATTGTGTCATGGTGAACTGGGAGCCTATAGTGTTGCTGTTGTGTGCCCACATGATAGGTGAACTTACTCCGTTAGAATCTACTGGATTTGAAACAATGACTTTACCTAAGTGAAGTGTTGGTGCTGGTTCAGTAGGTCTTGGGTTTCTCAATGCTTCTGGGTCTACTCTTTGTGTTTTTGGATCTAATTGAGGGTGTTTAGGTTCATAACATTCTTGACAAACTCTTAGATTATTCCATTCTTTTTTAAGTTCAAGATAACCATAAACAAAACCGCATCTATCGCACCTAGCTAATGAATGTTTACCAGAAGCGTAAGCCATTAATAAGAACTTCTACTAGGAGTAAGATACAAAGATGCTCTGCCTCGGTCTTCTTGAGCAGCCATTTGAAAATCTTGTTCATATTGTTGTTTTAAAATACCAGCTTTTTCAGGGTTCTTTTTTAAAGCTAAGTAATAAGATAACCCACTAGCCATACAAGGAATAAATCTTGATGGAACTTCAGGGTCTTGGTTAGAAGCTGACGCGTCATCAATCCTTTGTATTGTGTTAGCTACTATGGTGTAAGTAGCGGTATTATCAGGGGTTGGCCACACTTTTAATACAGGAGTTATTTGCCTGTCTAAAAATATTTGAGTAGGTCTTCCTTGTATTGTTTTATCTGGTATGTTTAGATACTCAGTTCTACCTATACGTTCTACGTTTAAATCAGTTGAAGTACCGCTAGTGTCTGTGACCCTAACAATAGCTGAAACGATATCAATATCGTATTCGTTTAGCGTGTAACTACCTGTACCTGTAGTAAGGAGAGTACTTACTTGATCTATAGTCCAGAGGTTTACACCTCTGTTAGACCAATCAGCAAACATGATGTTCAGTGAACGTCTAGCGGTTTCTGCGTCATACCCAGTTCTCAGTTCTATACCTGCTAATTCGTAGGCTTCTTCTATAGTGTCTGCTATACTAAGCTTAAACGTTTTAGTGCCAGAAGTAGCCATTACTAGAAGGTTTTAATTACTGTTAAAACAATAACGTAAGAATCTCCACTAGCATGTCCTGTGGTAGTCAAGTTAATATCACCTGTTTTACCAGTACCAGCAGTATTTTGTATTCCACCAAACTCTGTAAAATCTAACTGATCACTATAGTTTTCGTTTAAATCTAAACAAATAGTGTCGGTAGTAGCATCCCAAAGTAGTTTTACACTCATACCAAAAGTTGTGTAAGAAAGTTTAGCTAGTTTACAACCAGTGCAAGTTGCACCGTCTGATTTTCTAGTAGCTAAAGCACTAACATCTACTTTTGTGACTGCACTTTCACCATTACCATCTGATGTATTAGTAAACTGTATAACCGCTTTTCTATCATCATCAACAATTGTTGTTGAGGTTACTGCGTCTGCCATAATTTACTCCTATTAAGCGTCAGCGAATGGTGTTACTATAGTTCCTGAACCGATTAGTAATGAATCATGAACTAGATAAGTAACTGCATCAATAGCTGTAACTTTTACAACACTACCTGCTATACCGCCTTTAGTTGAACCGTTCATAGTCATAACATCGTTTGTTGCTGCTGGAACAAAAGCTTTTTTAGCACCATCGTCAACAGCCACCAGTACTGCACCTTCGAATTTATCAGTACCATCAGTTAAAATGTCTAAGTCTGTTGCTGCTGTTTCTATAACGAAATAGAAAGAAGCACCAATATTGTTTGACTGGCTTGGATCTGTTGAATCAGTTGGAACTGAAATATTTATAGAAGGTAAAGTAAATTTACCGTCAGCATCATTACACAACAAGATTTTTCCTGCGTGGTCTGCTACTGTTAAAGTAGTATCTGCTGTTAAAGAAACAGAGTTATTAACCCCTGCTGAAATAAATCCCGACAATGATTTGACTGGACCTGAAAAGGTTGATTTCGCCATAATTTCCTCCTAAGGAAATAAGTTCTACTGTCTTGGCTTGTCTGCTAGGTCAGTCTGTAGAACAAGTTAATTAATCCTAGAACTAAATGATATACCTTATTCTAGAAAAAAGAAAGGGAGCCGAAGCTCCCTTTTTAAATTCGAAAAACGAATTACGCTCCTGGAGAACCATAGATTCCACGCCAGTCACTAAAGCCGAAAGAGTATCTCTCTCTAGCTTTGTATCTAACGTTTCCAGTTTCAAAGTCACCTTCCATGCCTGTTGACATAGGAGATCTAACGAAGTGTTTAAGTCCGTTAGGTGCATCTGTTTTAATAAAGAATGCATCTGTGTCAGTCAAGTAATGATTAACAACATACCCTTCAGGGAGCATTCCCATGTTTTTCAATGCGTTAATGTCATTATCAGAAGTACCAACTCTACCCGCAGTTTTTAAAACTCTCTCAGCTACAAATTGTAGTTGAGGTGGTATTATTAGCTTTCTTGCTTGAACATTTACTTTAATGCCTCTTTCATCAGTAAACTGAGATATGTCGATCATCGCGTTTTCTAATGAAGTTTCATTTAAATCAGCTGCTACGCTTGGCTCATTCGACTGATCTCCACCTGATAAGGTAGGGTGATCAGCTGCCATAAGTGCTTTTCCGTCTCCTCCTGGGAAGGAGTTTGAGAAGCCATTATTTAATACGTTTGCTGCTTTTACTTGCTTAGTAGTCGCCATTGATCTAGCTAAAGCTTTTGTGTATCTTGAAGAAAGACTGTCATAAAGGTTGTCCTCTATTGCTTCTTCTGTCAACGCAAATGCTAAAGCTACAGTTTCGTGGCTGTACCTTGCTGTGAAAGTTTCTTGTGCAGTATCATAAGTTACAGATGCACCCTCGCCTTTGACGGGAGCTTGTCCGAAACCTGATAACATTACTTCTTCCTCAAACGCTCTATCTGAATTCTCTGTATCAAAGATTTCAGTATGTTCGTTTTCGTATCTGTCGTACTCAAGACCAAAAAGTGCATTTAGTCCTGGTTCGAGTTCTTTTACTAATTGAGCTCTATTTATTGCCATTTTAAATTACCTTTTAGCTATTGCCGAATGTAGAAGCTGGGAACGTTACATATACTCTAGCGTATTGCCCAATAGAATTATTTGGTTTCTGTGGGAAACCTACTACTGTTGCGATACCACTAGAAGTTGTAGTTGTTACACCTTCTTTTGATCGACCGTTGTTAGTATTACCTGCAGTTGTACTAATAGTATTTGTTGTACCGATAGATGCTTGTGTAGGAGTCCCAGTTGACTGAGCCTCATAAACAATATCTGGATCGACATAAACAAACGCTTTAGCATTTGCAGCACCTAAAGTCGCAACGTCTGCTGTCCACATGTTCGAAAACACTACGGAACCGTCTGTTGCTTGGTATTCTACACCATAAAATACGCCAAGAGGGGTGCCTGTTGCAGTCCCTTGTATAACCAAACCACTAGAAAGATTAACAACATCGCCTGAAAAGATCGATGCGTTAGTTCCACTTGCTATTGCAAATTCTTGAGGTCGGATTACGCCACCTGACATATGATAAGCTGGTGTGAATCCATCTGGGGCATTAGTATTTGCCATTTTTATTCACCTTTATATAAAATAAATTTTATTAAAGTTCTTAACATAAGTTAAGAACCACCTTTACCAAATGTAACCTTGGATGTTCTACTAGGTGCACTAATAGGCATCACTTGATTACTTTCTCGCATAAGATCATTATCAACTGCTTGAATCTGTTGGTCGGCAACGTTTTGATAGTATGCCCTCCTTTCATCAACAGTCTCCTTGGGGATCTTAGCTAGAATTAAGCCACCAACTCCTATGACACCAGCATGTTTACCATCATCAACAGTAGGAGCTTCAAAATCGGGGTGATCTTCAGCTCTTACGGGTTCCCAACCTTCACGAATACGTTTTGACATATTCGCTGGGTCGCTTTGCCCTATCATTGATTCTCGTATCCATCGGTATACATATCCCTGCGGTGGTGTAGGGGCGTCTAATAAAGACGGGGGTTGCCAAGGTTTACGACGAGACACTATATCTCGACTCTCTGCAGATCGTGGAGTACGATCTGTGTTAGTAGTGTTTTTTTCTTCTACCATTTTCTACTCCTCTTTAACATGCTTAGCATATTCTTCTAGTGGCACTCCAAGTCTTTTCGCTATCGCTACTTGACTCGGTGTGAGTTTTATAGTTCTACGTGAACGAGCTCTTGTAGTTCCAACACCTTTGCTAGAACCTACTACTGTCTCTCTCACCTCTTTTTGAGTTTTCCCTAGTTTATGAGGGAAAGACTCAGCAAGTCTTTTGTCTACTTCTTTATAATAATCATCTGAAGTAGGGTCATAACCTTCGCCTTCTGTGAGCTGTCTATGGAACGCAAATGCTGCAGTTGTCATAGCTAGGTCATCCCCAAACCAATCATTTTTTTCTGCCCAAGCTTTCGCTTTTGGATCAGGCTGAGGAGCCTGTTGTTGGGCAGGTTGTTGATTCCATTTAGGAGCAACCTGTTGCTCTACCTGAGGAACTTCTACTAAGGTTTCAGCTTGAGGTCTTACCCTTTTTAAGCTTTCCTCCTCAACCGACAGTTTAGCCATTGCTTTCTGAGCTTCAATTAGAGCGTCTGTATCACCTGATTCATACGCCTTTTTGTAGCTTTCCTGAGCTCTATCTAACTGTGAAGTTACTCTGGTACTATATTCATCATATAGGTTCTTATCTGTTTTTGAAAGTTTATTTTTAGTTTTATTTAATTCATCCTGAACAGATTGGGCATACTCAACTGCTGCTTGCTCTCTTCTTTCTGATTCCCTGACTTTATAGGTCAGTTTGTTTATACGTTTTTTTACACCTTCACTATAGTCTTCAATCTCCTCTTCTTGATCAGATTTTACAACTACTTTTTCTTTTACTTCGGATTCAGTTTCTTCAGTTTCACTTTCTGGAAGTTCTACCTCTACACCCTGATCCTCTTCTTCTATCGACTGCATAGCTTCTTCTGCCATGTTATACTCCTTATATGCGTAATAAAATTAAGCTGATTGTATGTCTTCAGGATTGGAGACTACAGCTAAAATTTCATCATCGTTTAATAAACGCAGTTCCCCACCCTCAATTTTGAGTCTGGCTCCTGCATACCTGCCAAATATCACCCAGTCTCTAACCTGACACCATGCCCCTTCAGGGAATTTATTCCCATCACGGTAAGCGTCTGGACCAAGTGCTACCACAAACCCAACATTAGTTCCAATACGTTCTTTCTCTAATACTGAGTCTGCTAAATAAATACCGCCCTTAGTCTTTTGTTTGGGACTAAAAGGAAGTATCAATATTCTGTACCCCGTTGGTTGGGGAAGTTTTGATTGTAGATCTTTATCTTCATGTACATTTTCGGGAGTTACACTTGGTGTCTTTTCCTCTGGTGCTATGAATCTTTCTACTTTATTCGGAATTGGTTCTCCGCCTGAACCGAAGGCTTCTATTTTTTTCGACATTATTCTTCATTATCCTTGTGCAGGTCTTGTATTAATGTAAGAGCAAGTGATAGACCTGATAATTCACCTACTATTTTTTGGTAACTTTCAAAATTCTGTATTCCGCCACCAGCGAGAGTTTCTTTTAATTGCTCTCGTCGTTCTGTAATTTGCTTACGTAATTTATCTAACATTTCAATTATTTCCTTTTGGACTTAGCACCAGAACATTTCCATCTTTTCCTTGACAAATTATTAGGAGTGTTAGGATCATTTTTCTTCTTCTTAGATAATCCTTTCTTTATACCAAGGCTTCTAGCACAATAGGAATCACCTTTAGATGTTCCTGGCTTAACTCTTGGTCCACCACCTTTGGCTTTCCCTGCTTGTCCGTAACTGACTTTTTTACCAGAAGCAGTCACCTTAACTTTTGCTTTTCCTTTTCTTGGACTAGCCATGCTGTAATCTTCTACGGTTGGCGTTACCTGCTACACTGCCACCTTTATTCATCATTTTGAAATCAGAACCTGATAATTTTCCATCTTTATTCTTATCTAATTTTTTCTGCCCACCATGTAGTTCACCACCATGTGATTTTTTAGCAGTCTTTGCGGCATCTTTAAAGTTTTGTGAAGTAGGTGCACCTTTGCTTCCAGGTTTTCTCATCTTTTCTCCTGATCCTGCTTTTATTCTTTTACGTTTAGCTTGTATGTTTGCGTATAGTCCTGGAGGTTTAGCCATTATTTATTATACCCTTTGCCTTTAGTTGCTGCTCCGCAACCTCTAGCCATTCCTCTCTTTTTACTTGCTTTACCGCCATGTTTCATAGGTGTCCTAGGTGTCATAGGTGTCATAGACTCACCGCCCATCATCATCTTTTCACCACCACGGTTCATTTTTTTCATGCCTCTATTCATTAGGGTCTCCTTAAATGTTTTTTGGTGTTCGTCATTGAGCCACCTTTAGTTTTCTTTTTCATGACTGAGTCTTTCATTATAGAACCATCTGGCATCATGTGAAACCCTTTAGGTACTTCACCGCCATTTTGCATTCTTCTACGGTTAGCATTACCCGCCACGCCTTTTTCCATAATCTGTTTAAAGTTGGATCTGTTCATAGGCATACTATATTCCTTTGGTCCTTGTGTCAGAATCTCTGACGTCTTTTAGTATATCACGATAATCCTTACGCATTTCGCCTTTTTCTTTCATGAGAGCTTCTTCTCTTTGTTGGGCTATTTTCATTTCAGCTATCGCTTCTGTTGATTGCTGTTTCATCATGTCTATTTCAGCTTTCACTTGATCGCTTTGTGCTTTCTGTTGTATCTCAGCTTGTTTAAGTTGTACTAAAGGCTGGACTTGAGCCTGTTGTGCTTTCAATTGTTCTGCTTCTGCTAATGCTTGAGCTTGACCTGTTACTTGTTGAGTAGCTTGTGCTGCCATGGTGGCTATCTGGTTCATTACTTCTGGTGGCATTTCACCTTCACCCATTTGTGGTAACGGTTGACCCATAACTTGTTCAATCTGTTGCTTATACTTCATAGCTTGATGCTCTTGTATATTAGCTTGTATGGTAACCGTAGCACTTTGATTCTGTTGTACCATTGGGTTCTGTAAGAATGAATTATGACTAGTTATATAAGCATCATGATTTTGGAATATATACGCTTGTATAGGTTGACCCGTTAATGCTGCTTGTTGTTCGGTTATTGGGTCACGGGCTGGTACTTCAGCTTGAGGAGGTAAAAGACCGTCTATGTTTTTAACTTCTAAAGCTTCGTACATACGTCTGTATGCTTCACGTAAATCGTGTATTTCTGGTGCTGCTCTAGCCATTTCTAGTTCCTGCTGAGCTAACATTACCCTTTGAGCCATACTAAAGATATTAGGGTCACTTACTGGTATAATATCTATTTTATCGTCAAAATCAGAAGCTTTTATTTCTCTATTGGCTCCTGGTACATCGTATGGGTAAACTGGAGGTAAACTCTTAGCAAATATGCTGGCTAATAGCCTAAATTCCTTTTTCTGGGCGTAATGCATACGTTTATGTATAGCACTCATCACTTTAGTGCCACGTTCTAACATAGCTACAGTAGTTCCTACGGGTAACTGTTGAGACCCGATATCGCCTACATTCATGTCCGCAATTGACGCAAAACGTCTTCCAGAGTCAATAATTGTGCCTAATAGTTGACTTAACACGTTACTAGGCTCTTTATACGGTAAAGGCATTAAAGCATCACGTATAACACCGCCTGGAACGTCAACATCTCTAAATTCACCTGGTCTTAACGGCTCATCTTCGCCTTGGACTCTCATTCCACGTGCTTTAAAGCCTGCGGGTAGGTTACTTAGCGTACCAGCGTCAACTAATTGACGTAAAATAGAGGTTGCAGACTTAGTAAGTCCGCCAATCATGTGAATTAGCCCAAAACCGTAAAAACCTAGTCCTGGGAGGAACTTATAATGGGTAAAATACTCTTTTTTCCTAAATAATTCGTCTTCTGGCTCCCAATTACGACGTATAGCTAGTATTTCGCTCTGTTCTTCTAAAATAGTTACTACATAAGGCACCGCAAAGCCGTAATCTTCCTCATCAGAGAGCTCTAAATTGATGTGCATCTCTAAAACAGAGTATTCATCGTAGTCTGTGGTAGATGGTGATATGCCTTGTAGCTCATCCATCTTCTCTTTTGCCTCGTTATAGTCCATATCGAGACTTGCGTCGCCTATATCTGTTTGTCTATAGGTTCCGTTCCTTTGTAATTTCTTTAAATCGTTACCTGTCATGGTCATAGCATGAGTAAAACGTGGGCTAGTTTCAAGGTCTACAGTTTCGTAAGCGACAACTAAGTTTTCAGCCTTAACTAAACGACAAGTTGCTCTGCCTAATAAATTATCGTAGTAAACTTTTTTAAATGCACTACCAGCTAAAGGTAGATAAAACAGTAGACTGTCCATTTCTGGGTCGTACTCTTTCATGACTTCAGTAATTTGATAGTTCATGAATTCTTTAACACGTTGGTTTTGATCAGAAATCTCTGGAGTTTCTGCTCCCATGATTCTAGTTTTTACTGGACCACCAGGAGGTAATAACTCTTTATATGATTGAGCTTGAAACTGTGTTGCAGCTTCAGCTAATAAAGGGTGATGGACGCCTGTGGCTCCTGGGAATGGTTCTTCCCTTTCCTCTATTTTAATTCCTAGTAAGTCTAACCCTTTAGTAAAAGTGTCAAGCCAATCCTGACGTGATTCTTTATCTGAATCGTACGCTTCTAAAAGTTCACTAGCTAATGTGGATAAGTCTGAGGAGTCTAGTGTCTCAGCAAGGTTGGCTTGATGATCGGTGGCAGTTACTTCTTCTTGTTCAAACATAGGTATAACGTTGCCGTCTGGATCTATTTCAAAAGCTGAAGTCATGTCTCCTTGTATACTCATTTCTTCAGGAAGTTGTACTTCCGTGGACATTTCTTGTTGGGGTGCTTGACCTTGTAGCATGTCCATGATTTCTATATCTATGGATGCGTCTTGGTTGCTGTTTAAAGGGGGTCTTTCTATAGCCATGGTTAATAATAACTTACTTTACGTTTGTAGTATAGTTCTTCATCCTCCCAATCACTTGGTAATTTAACAAAGCCACCTTGTCTAAATCGTAACATAGCTTGAGTAGTTGAGTCGACTAAATCGTCGTGATCCCCAGCGGGGAATACCGCACACTCTTCTATAACTTCGTTAGCCCATTTAGTATCTGGTGCCCACACCATACCCGATTCAAATAATGGGGTACTAGCGTTAACTCTAGCAATCTTATCATTTCCTTTAGACGGTGTAAAGTTTTGTACGGGTATACCTATGTTTCTTAATTCTTGGGTGAGCGGTATACCACTAGCTTTACCCTCTATAATAACTACGTCAGGGCTCCACTCATGATATTGTTCTAGGGCTACGCCTTTTAATTCAGGGAATGAATACTTACCTTTTATACAATCTAATAAAATAATGTGGGCGTTTCTACCGTCATAGAAATCTTCCCCTATGGAACCTTCTGGGTAAAATACTCCCCATGTGGTTATAGCTGAGTAGTCAGCTGAGGAAGTTTTTAAGAAAGCTGTATCGTAACTTTGTATTAGATAATCACACACGGGCGGTTTATCTTTTGTCCATTGCTTCCACCACTCACGCCTAATAAGTGCACCTTCTTCACTGGTTGGATTCTGCATGTACTGAGCGTGCCATTTAGGACCGCCACGTAAACTAGCTTTTACGCCTTCTAGTTCTTCTAGCTTCCAGTATTCTGGCCATAGGGGTTTACCACTAGGTAATATAGCTGGTAATTCTATTACTTCCCATTGGTCAGCTTTAGGGTCACGTGCGGCATCTTTTAATAGTTTACCCGTAAGGTCGTTGATATTCCAGCGGGTCATAACTATAACTATGGCACCCCCTGGCTGTAATCTTTGACGCGGACCAGAGGTATACCAGTCGTAAGTATCTTCCATGGACTTTGGGTTCATGGCGTCTTGTTCACTGTGTGGGTCATCAATAATAAATAAATCCGCTCCCCTACCCGCTAATGCACCGCCTACCCCCGCAGCATAATACTCACCTTTTAGTTTAGGGTTACTCTTCATTTGAGTTTCCCATTTACCTGCTGCTTTTGAGTCTGGGTTAATTAGTACGTCAGGGAAGATCTTTTCATAGTCTTCGGTTAACATTAAGTCCCTAATCTTACGACCAAACTTAACAGCTAAGTCTGCGGTGTGGGTTGCTTGTAATATCTTTAAAGCTGGGTTACGACCTACTAAATATGCTGGGAAGTAATGCGAGGCGAACTCACTTTTAGTATGACGCGGAGGCATATTGATAATAAGCCTTTTTATTTTACCTGTGGCTATACGGTCAAAGGCGTCTGCCATCTTTTTATGATGAGCCCCGCCGATAAACGATGGCCATTGGTCTTTGACAAAAGCCATAAAACCACTTTGACAGCGTTCCACTTTTTCTATTTGTTCTAACCTTTCGGCTAGTTCTAGATGTTCTTTTAGTACCGACTCAGGTAGTTCGTTTAAGTTAGAGGTCATATTTTAACGGCATCATTGAATTTACTTGCCCACCTTGATTCATTCTAAAAGTTTTAAAAGCTTCTTTTAGTTCTGGTGTCATCTCTATTTTTAAAAACTCTTGGTCGTAGGCGTCTATATATTGGGTGGCATTTAGCTTAACACCGTAATCTTGTTCAGTTTGTTTCAAGCCTTTTTTAAGGAAGTCGTTATAACTTTTAGCTCGGTTGATAGAAGACTCACTTGGGGAACCGAAAAGTTTTGTAGTATAATCACCGAATTCAATTTCTTGGAGGTTTATAAATTCACCTTTAGTGTTGTAATTGAGTTTGTATTTTGGGTTGTTTGAGTAGCGTTCTTCTATAAAAGGTAATACTTTAGGAGGTACAACTTGGGTCTCCCCTGCTGGTGGTGCTAATGACCTTGGACCGTTCGGTATTAAAACGAAGGGTGAGTTATTTTGAGCACCAGTTTGTAAACCTAGTTTTACGTTATCAGTAAACCAGTCTGCACTCCTCGGTAAATTTTTAGCAGCATCTATCGAATCTAAACCATAGAATTTTGACATTCCGTCCATGTAACCACTTATTAAACGTTCTCCTCTTTGACTAAAAGTAGATGCATTTTCCAGCATTTCTTGCGTTTTTACTCGGTGTAAAGGGTCTGATTCATCAAGTCTCATTACTATTTCTCTTAAGTCCTCATACTCATTATAGGAGTTTCTGTAGAGATTACCGTACTTTTCATTAAATTCATCAAGTCTATTAGAACCTTGTAAATAATTGTGAAACTCTGAGTTAGTTCTATTTGAAAATATTTCACCAACTTTGCTATTGTCACCTTTGCGTATAAATTCTTTTAGTTCAGAATCACCTACATGAACGTTGTTCTCAAATTCATATTGTAGCATTTCAACGTCCATTGGACCATCTTCTTCATCCACTCCTCTCACGTTACGTGCCAATTTGTTTTGATCTTTAGTGAGTTTATAAGGGTCACTTTGGATTTCTTGTAGTACTAATACGTTCTCTTCACCGTCTATAGTTTCAAAAGTGTACCTTTGGTGCATGTAGTTATTAGCTTTCGGTGCTTCTTCTTCGTCTAGTTTATTACCTAAAGCTACTTCGGGATGTCTTTCATTTCTAAAACTTGTTTCACTTCTACCAAATCTAGTGGGGGGTGCTTTACCGTAAAGTTGTCCATCATCAAACATACTAAACTTACGTTCTCCATAAGTTTGGCTCATGGTGTCTGTTGATTCATTATATGTGGTATAGGGGCTGTCTAAATCATAAATAGGTCTTTTAGTTGTAAACTGTGAGTAACCTGAATTAGCTTGTTCGTCCATAGTTGAGTTTAACCCGAAATAAGCGTGGGTCTCTTGTATCTGAGGAGAATTTTTCTGTAGTTCAAGCATAACTTGAGCAGGAGTAGCGTTACCTCTGGCTATAAACTCTTTAGATAAAAAGTCTCCTATTTGTCTATCTACGTTTTGGTTTACGTTACCTTTACCTGTTACTCCGTAACGTCTCATACCTTGAAGTATGTTATTTATTGGGTAAATTTTGTTAGGTTTTTTATATAAGTCTGATTCAGCTAAAGCTATTTGGCTCATCATCTGTGTGTCGTTTTCGCCGTATCTTAAAGGCATTAAATTACGTCCATGGATTTCGCTACGGTTCCATTCTGCATTATCTACTTTGTCTTTTAGTTCTACAGGGCGATCGGCGGTGTGTAGTATTTTGTGTTGTAAGGGTTTAGGGCTAGGGGGTGGTGGAGGCGGTGGTAGTTGTAATGGCGCAGGGTATGTTTTTAGTTTAGGTGTTACAGAAGAAGCAACTTTACTACTCCCAGGTAAGCCAACTGAAGCTGCTGATATTAAATTACCCAGTAACGGACTACCTTCTTCGCTCATTTTTCTGCCTTCTAGGTAACCGAGTACGTTTCCTGGTCCAGGTGTGAAAGACGCTACATTTGCTAAGTCTTGACCAGAAGCCATGGCTCTACGCTCATCGTTAAAACCAAAAGGTTGTTTGTATAAGCCTCTACCTAATAGTTCACCGAACTTCTCCGTTGGTCCAGGTTCCACGGGGTACGCGTATTGTTCCCCACCGTAAGAAGGATCGTTAGTAGAACTCATTTCTTCTAGCATCTTTTTGTACTTGATGCGTTCTAGCATTTCTTCATACCCTAAAGGTGAGTATTTATTTTCCATTTTTAAAATGTTCCTTACGAGCTTTTCTTAAGTTTACTTTATTCTGCATAATTATACTAGGTACAGGGGTTGAGTAGTGTTCGTCATCGGGATGTGACCAAAACCATATGGCGTCTGGTCTATCGTCGTTTAGATCTTGGACTATGGCAATAAGGGCATCGCGATTAGTCAAGGGATGACACTTAAATAAAAAGGCGTCATACTGATCTAAAATTTTGTAATATTTTTCTATGAGCTTTAAGTCATAGTCAAGTACTAAAAGCCTATCTTGGTCGTAAGACTCTAATGAGTAAGGACAGACTGGTTTTATGTGTTCAAAGTATTTTCTCAATTTGTAAAAAATTTTGTTAAGGAGACCCTAATTCTAGCCTACTAAGTCAAAAAGTGAAACTCATGGCTTATGGCTCTTTGGATGCGAGCTACGGTCAAACTCACACAAGCTGCACAATAAGGGGGGTGGGGGTGATTTTATGCGTCCTAGTCTGTGTCTGGCGTTTGTGTGCCAGCTCTGCTGGCTGTGTGTGTCCCGCTAGGGAACATTTTGAGAACCTAGCAGTTGGTCCTTTTGCTTGATAGTAAGTACTTACTTACCTGTGTGGTCGCCCGTTAGGGCGTGGTGTAGTCCCGCTAGGGCAAGCTCAGGCGTCCTGTGTCACGCGTCAGCGTGTGTGTCGTGGGCGGTAGCCCACAATT